CATGAACTCAAGATGGTTCTAACCCGTGTGGGAGAGGGTACTACAATCGTTCTCAATGGTGACGTTATGCAGAGTGATCTTAAGGAAGCCGATGGTCTATCAAAGGTGATCCATTTAGCTAAGAAGCACATGTTACCTGTGCCAGTGATTGAGTTTGGTGTTGAGGATATTGTACGATCAGGTATCACAGCAATGTGGGTTAAGACATTCATGGAGGAAGGTATCTAATGACACTATTTGAGGGATTGATGCTGTTAAACAGCTTAGTTCTACTCTGGGTGACTTACACTATAGGGAAACTAAAGATCGACATAGAGACGTTATACCAAGGTCTAGCAGCAGTTATGGGAGACCTAGATTAGAATCAGAAAAGCCCTCGTATTCCACTTAAGGAGTACGAGGGCTTCTTTGTATTTAAAGCAATGTTATTTCTTTTTGCGTTCCATGAACCCTTCAGCAGCACCTGCGCCAAAGTAGAAGCCAAGTATGACAATCATGGCCCAGCCAATCTGGAAGTCCTCAAGAACCCTCTGTACCTTTTCGGCATCCTCTAACTTATCCATCAAGGTAAACCCTAGCACCATAGCAAAGCACGACAAATAGGTCAGAGTGAACGAGAAGGCTATCACACGTTGAGCTAGTTTAAAGGGAGCATATGCGTTCATAATCTCCACCTTAGCTTTGGTCTTAGCTGCAATCTCCTCTTCGGTAGAAGTGTGGAAGCTGTCTATCAGATCAATGCCCGATTTAATTACGTCCCCTGATCCGAAGATCTTTCCTAGTAGTCCAGCCATATGTTATCCTTACCTACGCTCTCTGAGCATTTGTTCTAGGTGCTTGATTGTAGCGTTAGCCTCAGCTAATGACGCCTTCATGTCTGACATTTCAATCAGCAGCACTTCCTTATCAGAGATTACCTTGTCTAGCTTATCGGACAGACGTTCAACTTGTTCACGGAGGGTGTCGTTAAATTCGGCTGACTTAGCATCATCTTTAAGTGACTTCTCGTGTGATTGTTTTGCCCGAAGGGATAGGAAACCCCAGAGACCAGCGGAGCCTGCCAACGCTATTAGGATAGGTGTAATCTGTTCAAGTGTCATCCCTAATGAACCTTCTCTTCTCTAGGATCTGTCTGTTTGTTAAATCTGCAAGATAGATGGCATGTAGTGTCATCCATATTAAAGCGGAGGCATGAAACCAGTCGGAAGAAGAATGACCACCCATTTCCCTAGTACTCATTCCGTCAATTGACATAACGTGGTAAATAGGTTGTACTATGTGAGGTTCGTGAGTTAAGAACACGACCATGATGTAAGCTGATACAACGACATCCAGTAAGAGTACGCCCCTAAGTATAACAGGGCTGCACCACACGGTTACAGGTACAACAGACAAGCTGATAAGACCCCAAGCAATCAATAGCTCCACTGGGAAGCACATATCACATACGCCCTGAAACATGCCAGCCATCAGTACACCCCAGAATGCATAGGTTAGCATCTGAGCAGGCCCGTTAGCCCTCATAACTTTATGATAGGTGTTCTTTAATCCAATACCACCCAGCATATCTACGTCTTTGGTATTTCAAAGTGTGGTAGATCGTGGAACGTACCATCGTAGGCAGACACAAGTTCTTCGGCTGTTCCTTCCCACTCACGCAAGTCTTTTACTTTCCAGTTACCACCCCAGCGCAAGGCTACATCTTCGTCCTTACACGCTTGGATAATCGCATCAGCTACCGGATAGAAGTCCTCCCATTCCCACGACACAGGGTAGGGTACTAAGTCTATAGCATCCCCGGTTAGGTGCCGTGATTTCATTGTTTGTGACTTACCAGCCTTGAGTAACTCTCGTTGACGGTTGATGTGACGGATACCTTCGATGACTGTAAAGTCAACCTCAGTGATCTCAATGGCTCTCTTGACTACAGCGACCATATCAGGGTTAACGCCTGACAGGTTCTGTAGACTGCGTGTACCTAGTTTGTAGGGCATTAGCTATTCCTTATTCTGGTTTAGTAGGCCACAGTGGGGCCGAAGGGTCTTCTGTATTCTGAGGTAAGTCACGAAGGGCTTGACGATAGGTAGCCCACTCCTGCTTTTTTGCATCTGTTAGTGGGCTGTCGTTGAACTGTGTCCAATCAGAAGCAACTAATGCTTTGTCCCTGTCTTTACGCAAAAGATCATAAGGGGAGGGGTCATCGTTTTCTATCGTCACATCAGGCAACTGCTCAACAGAAGAAATAACAGTCCCGTCAGCCCACTCCTGACCGATGAAATCATCGTTGGCCTCACCTTCAAAAGTGTTGATGACGTTATCATCTGCATCCTTAATGGCCCAACTTCTTTCAATGGTAATCATTATAGTTTGCTCCAAAACAATCCACCGGGGCCACCCAAACCTTGGAGTCGGCTGTTATCACATCTTGCACCGCCACCGCCGCCGCCTATGCCGCCGTCCCCTGCCTCCCCAGAACCACTAGACCTTACAGAGCCACCACCCGAAAATAGGCCACCATCTCCCGCATATGCAGTTGCTTGTGGGTCGGCATTTCCTGCACCTATGCCCCCAGCAAACCCAAAAGTTCTATCTAAGCCCATAATCAATCTGGTGTCAGAGGTTGAGGGGTATTGTCCGTAAGGGCTTCCACCCGGCGCTCCTCCAAATGCGCTCGTTGTATTCGCTCCGCCATCACCAAAAAAGTTAACGGCAGCCCCGGCACATGCGTGACCAAGACTAACTGTTGCACTCCCACCAGTTCTTCCAATGCTGGATAGCAAAGTTACAACACCTGTGTTAAAAAATGCAGTGCCGCCAGATGCTGTCCCACTTGAGCTGTTGTAATCTGGAGCTCCAGCTCCACCATTTGCCGTTGCAATAATACTGCCGCCATAGCTAAAGGTAGAGGCCGTCCCTCCATAAGCAATTCCACCAGACCATGTTCCGCCATTTCCCCTTGCAAAGTATAAGGAAGTTGATCCGTTCCAGTCAAAAGCAAAGATGCAGCAGCCACCACCACCACCACCACCTGCCGTCTGACTGGTTTCATCTGTGTCGCTTCGAGTTCCAGCGCCGCCGCCGCCAACCATGACAAACACATACAGACCAGCGCCATCTAGGTAACTATTTATAGTTGATGAGCTACTAACGTGCCCGAATGGCCCACCCACCAATGCGCTAGTATGGGAGTCATTAGTAAAAGAAATATTACCCCTTACTGTAATATCGCCACGGAAAAGACCTGAGTTTACCTCAATGTCACCCGTGTCACGCTCCAGCTTCCACCCAGAGGTGTTAGCTATGTAGTTATCTGACTCAAGATCATCTGTTACTTGGAACGCCCCGCTGGGTGTAGCAAAAGTAATGGTGGAGTTATTTTGAGCGTCAAACTCCACTTTATACTTGGATGACCACTCTTTGATTACAAGACTGCTGATCTCTACGCTGGGTTGGCTCTCAGACCATCCCGAAGAAAGACCACCCAATACAAGGGTGCTTTCGTTAAAGCTACTTGCGCTTGGTGTGGAAGGCTGGGATTGCTGTAGCGTTTGATAGTAAACAACGCCAGTATAAATTCTAGTATCAGAAGAAACCACAGCAGCGTCAGTAGTGACTGCCCCAGAGGCTACCGATGTGCTTTCGTTGCCGCTGTAGTCTACAGCTTTGACCCAGTAATAGTAAGTTGTATTTGCAGCGAGGCCACCATCAACAAACTTATCAGAGCCAGAGAAAGCCGCAGGGGATGCAGGTTGACTGTTGGATGTGTTCCTGTAAACATTATAACCCTTGAGATCATACAGGGTTGTTGCATCACTATCTGTTGTCGGCGCAGTCCAATCTAACGTGACATTCTTAGGCCCACCAACGGCAGTCAGGCTAGTCACAGGTGATGGCGCAGTCGTATCCCCGCCGTGGGTGTAGGGTAACGCCGAAGCATAAGAACCATTAAATCCACTTGATGTTATGGCACGAACTCTCACATCGTATTGAGTACCAGTTTCTAGTGGCCCAATTATAACTGAGCTATCTGCGCCATCTGCTTGAGTTACCTGATATGAGGTTTCGTCAACATCTTTCCACTCAACGCCATAATACTGAATGAATGAGTTTGTCGCTTTAGTCCAAGATACCAGAGCTTGACCAATAAAGGTTCCGTCCTCTTGAATCCCACCCTTATCTGCGACAGTAACATTTGATACAGTAAGACCACCCGATTGACTAGGCAGGTTGGTATTATTGTTAATAATGCTTTGTTCTTCAGCGTCCCAATCAAATGCAGCAGAGGAGGTCTCCCGAAGACCAAGGGTAACTCTAAGATCACCTGCGTCTTGGTCAGCCTTAA